TAACTTATTTCTTAATAAGTTACCTCGTTCGGTCATACACAAACCTTTACCAATCACACGAGTTGACGGTAAAACCTTACCATCCCCTCGCAATCGATAAATAGCTTTTTCACAAGGTTTGAGATACCGAGCCACTTCAACACAATATTTAGGATCGCGAAATTGTATCGCCCTAGGATCAGGATTAATTTTATTTGGTTGAATGGCAATTTTTTCGAACTTGACAAACATTGAGACACGCGCATCTTTCTTGGTCACTCCACTTTCCAAAACATTATCAGTAGCTCTAGTATAACGAATTTTCTTCATACCAGTATATAATGATGGCAGAACATAATAATCATCAGGTGTAACACAAGGCAAAAGACGGCAAATTTTCCGTGCTTGTTTTCTTAATTTTAATATACCTACACTAGTAGGTAATGGAACTTCTCCAAGTACACGATTGTGGAGAGCCACAATCTGGTTATGTACACAGTCATGATGTGCGAAGTAATGCACCGCGCCATCATAATCTGGACGAGCAATTCGAACAAACCTACGAAGGTGTTCTAATCCCGTATCCTCCGGCAACTTGGCGACTCGACAACCTATAGCTAAGGATTTTAATTTTATATTACAGCTATAAGCACAAGTTGCGGGCACAGATACTGGGCAACCCTATTTAGATTGGGTTGGCATAAATCCTCCACCGGGCAATTCACCATTTTTAAACCATTTGGTTATATCCAACATGTTGGTCAAAGAATCACCAACACCCCATGAACTAAAACAAATGTCTTCAAAAATCGAAGATTCCATTGACAATCGCGTAACTTTAATAATTTGATCCAAAGTTTGTAATTCAGACCAATTACGACGATGTACCTTAATCCATTGATCAGCTTTGAGCTTACACTCTCGGCTTGTTAAAGTATTTCTAGGTACAAGACCCATTTGTTTTACACAGTAAGATAACAGCTCAACATCACACACATTACTAGATGCAAGCTCTTGGATATCAGCAGCAACATCCATAGTACCAGTACGTACCAAAACAACTGGCCAACCAGAACGGTAAAAATAGAGGACTAGGAAAGGCATCAATAACCAGTCAAAACCTTCCCAACCTAGTAAGGTGCACAAATTAAAATAACACGCACCAACAAGAAAAACGTAACTCAACAAATGAAGATAACCAATTTGATAAATCCCTTTATGGTTGACACTAGAGCTTAAACTAGAATATTGAAAGAAAAAT